CGGTGCCGCCGATCGTGATCGTGCCCCGGTCGTAGGCGGAGTGGAAGTTGGTGGGAGGTGAGGCGGCGTCGGTGCCGCCGCAGATTTGCAGGGTGGCTGTCGCGGGCCGTCGCATGATGACGGCGTTACCGGTGTTGAGGCCGGTGTCGGGAGTGCGAGGAAAGCTGGTGGTGAAGCGGTTGACGGCGCTACCGGACGGTACGGACCAGTTGCCGACGAGGGCAGACCCGACGTCTGGGCCGTCGGTCTCCCGCACCGCCGAGTAGGCGATGCGCAGGTCGTATTCGTAGATGGCCCCGGCTTCGGCCGGGATGACGATGTCGCTGTCCAGCATGGTGGTGCTGCTGGTGATGGTGACGTCCTCGGACTGCTCCACCAAGATGAGGTTGCGGGCGTTCAGAGTGTTCGCGAGGAGCCGCTGCCCCGCCCGGATGCGTGGAAATGCCGCCATAACTGCTCCTTACAGGGCCACGATGGGCGGTCGGGCGAGCCGTGTATCCGTGCCCGCGCCGTGGTCGATCTGGACGCCGTTGATGCCGCGCTCCACCGTGGCTTCCTGTGGGGTCACCAACTGGTATTCGGCGAAGTGCAACTCAGGGTTGGTGTTGGTGTTGCCTCCGAAGGCGGACGCGGCGAGCCCGATCGCGCCGGAATCGATGGTGCCCTCAGTGGTGACCGTCTGGTCGTTGTGCCAGATCGTGACGGGCTCAATCCGGTCCACGGGCCACACCCGCATCAGCACCCGGTGCCCGATCAGCCGTACCCGCACCCAGAATTCGTCATCCGCGGTGTACGTCCACGGCAGCGTGACCGTGCTGCCGATCTGCGTGGTGTTGCGCGTGACGCTCGTGAACATGTTGCCGCTGGTGCCGAAGTGGACCCGGGCCCGGTAGTAGTCCCCCGATGCCCGCAGGAGCACAGCAGACAGCAGCGAATCCCCAGTGGCGACCTGGTCCACCCACACGCGGGTCAGGACCTCGACGTCTTCCAGGTCCTCAACGACGAACTGGAACCGGATCGTGGAAGGGGCCGACTGCAAGGTTACGACGCCTGATTCGCCGTCCACGGACCGGTCGGAGGCGTCCCCGCCGGCGGCTGTGTCCCAGGCGTGGCCCGAGTCGGAGGCGCCCCAGCCGTCTGTCTCGGTGCGCGCGAACACATCCCATACCAGGGGCTCCATGCTGGCCACGCGCACCACTTCGCCGGAGGATCCGCCGCGCGGTGACAGGCGCAGGTCGAAGGGCACTTCCTGCGGCTCCGACCACTCTTCGACCGGCCGCAGCCATACCTCGTCGGCGAACAGCACATCGGTGGGCGGCGGGAAGTCAGGGACGGTCGGGGCCAGGTTCGCGTTTTCGGCACCGGCCGGGGCCTCCGCGGTGACCTCGAACCACGTCCAGGTGTCGGCCTGAATCGTCTTGTCGTTGGTGCTCACATCCAGGAAGTTGAAAGCGCCGTCAAACCAGTTCAGGTTCAGGCTGACGCGCCGGGTGGTGGCACAGCGCAGCCATCCGTTCAGGACATACGTGCGGCCCTCTGTCACCGGGACCATGTCCGACCCCGCGTTAGGGAATTCTTCCACTCCATCAGGGGTGATCTGCAGCGACCACGCCCCGCCGAACTGCGCACCCTCAGGCGTGAGGACCCGTTCGATCTCGGCACCGTTCCCCACCCAGCCGGACAGGTCCGTCTCGAAGTCGCCGTTGCTGCTGATGGGCTGGGCGGAGCCGACCCATTCCGCGGAGAAGAAGGTCACCGGCTGGGGCGTGTGGACCACGAGGTCCGTGTCGTCCTCGTCGATGTCGTACACCAGGACACTTCCCGCAGTGTCGGCCCGGTCCGGGAGGTCCGGCCCTGACACGATCATGGAGAACACCACGTCGTCGATGAACGCGGCGTCGGCGCCGTCCGACGCCGCCGCGTCTTTCTCGTACCGGAAGGTGACCGTGGACGCTGTGGTGACGTCGAGATCGCCGGAGTGCTGCCAGTCCACATCCCCCGACACCGTCAGCACCTCAACATCGCCGACGAACACCCGGAAGAAGTCGAAGCCCTCCTCCGAGTCGACCTTGTACCAGAAAGACAAGGCGACGGCCTGATCGGGCACTTCGACGATCGCGTCGGACGTCTGATCGTCAGTGATGACGCCCGAGCGAAATGACCAGTCCCCGAACCGGGCCTCATCCATCGTGCGGAACCAGGCCGCGTCGCCGCCGTCCGTGATGGCGATGGACCGGCCGGCGTCCTCGAAATCGTCGGACAGCAGCGTCCCGGTCTGCGTGACGTGGGCGATCGTCCAGGGTGAGGCAGGTGAGCAGGTCAAAGTGACCTCCCACAGAAAAGCGTTCAGCCGCTCCTCATAGCCCTCGACGATCAGGTCGATGTCGTCGGCGGGAAGCCAGTCGGGCGGGTTGATGATGCGGATCAGATCGCCCTCGCGGACCCGCATCACGTCCTCGATGAGATCCCGCATCCGCTCGTTGCCCAGCTTCAGGGTGATGCGCGGGTAGCGCAGCTCATCGACCGTGCCCAAGTGCAGCCGCCACCCGGCCTGATCCGGCAGTTGGTCGTCGTCAGCGACGTTGATGGTGGGCGTCGAAGGGTAGCGGCCGACCCCGTCCGGGTCCTGCTCCGGGTTTTGGATGTTGAGCTGCCCGGTCTCCTGGATGGCCTCGGCGAACGAGCCGCCTTTCCGGGTGACGGTGACGGCGTTGCGGGTGCGCTGATCGTCATCGGTGGGGTCGATGGGCGGGAAGATCTCACCGTTCGCGTAGTCCAGCACCAGGACGGGCTCCTGGTTGTAGAGGGTCTCCCGTGCCCGCATCGCCACCGCGACGGCCTCACGCTGCTCCCCAAGGAGTGCCAGATCCGCCTCTGCGGGCTCACGCAGCAGCTCCGCGAAGTCACCGGACAACTGCGACCCCATAGGCGTCTGAGCAGCACCGGTGATCAGGCCGGGAATGCCCTCCTCCACCAGGAGGCGCCGCGCCCGCTCACGGGCCGACTCCCCCTCAAAACCCAACGTGGCGTGCAGGCCGGTCAGAGCGTTGGAGTAGGCGCCGGAGCCACCGGCATTGCCCCACGCCGACAGATGCCCGAAGCGCATGCCGGCCAGGTCCTGCCCGAAGGTGGTGGAGATCCGCCGGAAGTGGCCCGCCGATCCGGCGAACGTGTTGCCGTTGTCGTGGCCCGCCGAGCCGTCCAGAGTGCGCCACCCGAACTCCCAGTCCACGTTCGCGCCGTCCTGGAACACGCTGACGAAGAAGACCCGCCAGTCGTCGAGCATCGTGGGTTCCCCGACGAGCAGCGCGCCGTCCCGTGAGGCGATCTCGGTACCCAACTGGACGCCGTCGCTGTCGAACACGCGCAGTCGCAGCCTTGGGTTGTCGGACACCGTGGACGCCGAGACGATCCACTCCGAGGCGGTGCCCGTCGTGAAGAAGCGGAGCAGTTGCTGCTCCTCGGTGCCCTCCGGGAAGTCGTCGGTGGGCATCCGGAGCAGCATCATCACCGACCACGCCTCGGTGTCCACCGCGGGCACGGTGGCCCCCCGCATGAATGGGGCGTCGCCGAACTGTGCGGTGCCGGCGCCGGTCGACTCCAGCACCATCGGCAGGTCGTCCGAGCCGGGGACGTCGCCGTCCTCGCCGAATTTGAAACCGCCGATGCGCAGCGACTGGCCGCCCGCCACCGCGGTCACAGCGCGCCGTGCGCCCGTCGTGCCCGTCTCCTCGAAGCTCCAGTACGCCACCGGGAACAGCGACGGGATGTAGCGGCGCAGCAGGGAGCGGATGGGGTAGTCGCCTTGGTTGAGGCGCCTCAGGATGCCCTGAGCATCGACGGGCACCCATACGTCCGCGTCCGAGATGTCCCAGCGTGCGGGCCACTCGGAGATCTCTCCGGCGTCACGGATCGTGTCGTCCGGGCCGGTTGGCTCACGCACGGACAGGTCACCGAAGTGCACGGTGACCGGGACATCGGTGTGGGAGGCGTTGACCTGCGCAAGGCACGCGATCTCACCGGACTGGGTGACGAGGTCGGTGTGTGCCTGGCTGTGCCACACCACGGGCTCCTGCTCCCCGTCGGCCCACACCCGCATCCGCACCTCAGGCCCTTCGACCTGGACGCGGACCCGCAGCGGCTCGCCTACGGCGTAGACCAGGTTGGGCACGACGGTGCCCTGCGCGATGTCGGTCTGTACCCCGTCGACGACTGCGATGATGGAGGTGGCCACGCGCAGCCCTTGTCCGTCCGGCAGCCCCGAGTCGCCCGCGAACCACACGAGGCAGCCGAGGAAGGTGTCGGATACGGGGTCGACGCGGACGAAGAGGCCGCCGAAGACTGCGGCGAGGCCGAAGCGGGTCAGGGTGCGCTGGTCGGTCGCCACGGTGAAGGTGGCGTCCACGTCGGCGAGGTCGACGCCTGTGGTGCGGATGGCCCGGATCTCGCTGGTGGTGGGCATCGACATGCGTCCGGTGCCGCCGGTGACCGAGTAGTCGGCGGTGGGGGTGGCGCCCGCGAAGTCGTAGATGACCCAGTCCTGGCCGGTGTCTGCGGTGCCCCAGCCGTCGGATTCGGTGCGGTTGAACGTGTCGACGACTGTTGGGGGCGGTTCGGTCACGGTGATCGCCTCGACGTTGTCGAAGCGCAGCTCAGGGGCCGTGTTGGTGTTGCCGGTGTTGCTGAATGACCGGGTGCCCACGTTGGCGGCGGCCGTCAGATCCTCGTCGATGGCCTCCACATGCCACACGCTCGGCTCTGTGTCCGTGGCAGCCCATATCCGGGCCCTTAGCGTTGTGCCGTTCGCTTGGAAGCGCACCCTGTAGAAGGTTTCGGCGGTGTGCGTGAGTGTGGTGGTGAATGTGGCGAGCTGGGTTTCGACGTTCGCTACGCGTTTCCGCAGGGTCAGTACGATGCCTGCGCTCGTTGTGAAGTCGACTCGCGTCATGTAGAAGTTGGCGTTGTTGACAGCGCGGAGGAGTGGCCCGCCGAACAGGGACGCTCCTGTGGCCAGTTGGTCGGTTGCCACGTCTACAGACAGGTCGACGTCCGCGCTCGGTGCTGGCAGCAGCGTCAGGTGCGCGATGCCCGTGGCCGGCTGGGCGGCGGATCCGTACCCGTTGCCGACGGCGAAGTCAGCCGCCGCACCAGCGGTGGCCCACGTCTGGCCTGTATCCGCGGTGCCCCAGCCGCCGGACACGGTCCGCGTGAACGTGTCCACCACCTCGGGGACGGGTGCGCCGACCTGGAGCAGGATCGGGGTGTTCTTCCCGATCCTCCCGAACAGATCCGAGCGTGGGTTCTTCGGGCTGTAGCGGCCGGACACGTCCGGGTTCACGCGGGAGCGGCCGTTGTTGAGGCGCAGCTTCAGGCTGGAGGGGTCGGCGCTGGATGCCTCGTCGGGGCGGCCGAGGGTGATGACGTGGTCCTCGGTGAGCCGTGCGTCCGGCGTGATGTTGTTCCACTGGCCGTCGTAGAAGAGCCAGAAGGAGATGTCCGGGGGGAAGTCAGACACCGGCCGCCTCCCGTGTGACGAGGCCGTCGGTGCGGTCGATCTTGCGGATGAGCCGCTTCAGTTCCTCCGGCCCGGACACGACGATCTCCACCAGCTGCGCCTGCATGCGGGACCGCACATCGGGGCGGACGCTGGCCTCCACGTCAGTGCCGCGCAGCGCCTCCCGAACGGAGTCCCGCAGCATCTCATCGAGCGTGGACAGCGGCGTGATCGCTTCCTTTTCGCCTCCTTCGCCGACCATGCCGAGCATCGGCTTGGACACCACACCACCATTGGCGAAACCGGCCATGCTGAAGATGTCCTGCGGCTTGAACGCCTTCGTGAGGGTCGACGCGCCGCGCTTGACGGCGCTTTGGTGGAACAGCTTCGCGATGGTGGAACCGAACTTCTCCACATCCTTCGACATGCCCTGGAAGGTGAAGTCCTCGAAGACCATCTTGCCGCGCTTGATGGCCTTCTCGATCTCGAAGACCGCACGCCAGAAGCCGTCAGCGATATCCCCGTGGAACTTCTGGAAGTTCTTCGACATGCCCTGGAACGAGACGTCCTCGAAAAGCAGCGAGCCGCCCTTCTTGAACCGCCCGGACTCCACCAGCTCACGCAACTCGTCGACAGCCCTGCCGAAACCGGTCCTGGCTTTGGGCGCGATATCGAAGGACACAGCCGCGGCGCGGGCGATGGCCTCGGCTGCCCTCACCACGTCCGGCTTACCTCCGATGATGCCCTTGGCCAGGTTCGCGGAGATACTGGCACCCGAACGCTGCGGATCACCGGCCCCTGACAGGGGGCCTCTCTTGGCCGGGGAGAACGGCAGATAGTCCCTGATCGCACCGGCGACTCTGCCCGCCGCGCCAGTGACCGAGCCGATATTGCTGAGCATCCCGGCGGCGATCCTGCCGATCAGCCTCGCCCCCGCACTGAACAACTGCCCGGCCATGCCGAGCACTTTCCCGGCAATCCTGAACGGCAGCGTCGCCACGAATACGAGGATCCTCGGCAGCGCCCTGATCAGCCCCGTCAGGAGCGCACCGAGCAGCCGTAGCCCCGCCGCGGTGATCTTCGGCGCGTTCTTGATCAGAATTGCGGCGACCTTGAACACGATGTCGATGGCGAAATCCATGATCTGCGGCTGCGCCTTGACCAGACCCTCAAGGAGCGCATTCAGGATCTTGATACCCGCGTCGATGATCACAGGCAAGAACTCGACCGCCGCCTCGACCAGCAGCGGGATCAACGTACGGCCCAGCTCCAGCAGGTCCGGCAGCATCTCCACCAGACCCTCGATCAGCGCGACCAGCAGATCCGAACCGGTCTCCAGGATCTTCTGCCGCTGCTCCACCACAACCTCGATCAGCTGCGGGACCAGCCGCATCGCCACCTCGATCAGCAGCGGCAGCGCCTGCAAGATGCCGTCCACCAGGGCGGTCAGCAGCCGCAACCCGGCGTCGACGAGTAGCGGCAGTTGCTCGATCAGCGTCGTCAGGAGGGCCTCGACCAGCATGACGATGCCTTCGAGGACGATCGGCAGCACCTGTGCGATCGCAGTGACCAGGCCGGTCAGGAGCGTCACCGCTCCGGCGATCAGCAGGGGCAGCGACATGACCAGCGTGTCAACGATGATGCGGACCAGGTTCTGGAGGCTCTCGACGATCCGCGGGAGCGCCTGCACCAGGCCGGTGACCAGGCCGGTGAAAAGCTGAAGGGCTGCCTCGACGACCAGCGGGATCGCCTGGAGCAGGAAGTCCACGACCTGGAGGATCAGGGTGATCATCTGCGCGACCAGCGGCGGCAGGATCCGCGGCAGCGCCTCGACCAGCGCCCCGAAGAGTTTCAGGGCCGCGTCGAGGAGTTGCTGGCGGATCGCCAAGACCGCGTCGATGATCTTCGGTGCGTTGGCGCCGACCCACGTGATCAGCGGCCCCAGCGCCTCCTTGATCACGGCCAGGAACTTCGGCCCCAGATCCGCGAGTTCCGTCTTGGCCTGGCGCAGGGCCCCGGTCAGCCCTCCGGAAGAGAACGCGAACGCGACACGCGTAACCGCCTGGGTGAGATCGTCCGACAGGTCCTTGAGGCCCTTCATCCGCGACAGGGTGTCGCTGACCGCGTCGCCGAGGCCGTCCATGGCCTTGATGGCGCCGGATCCGGCGTCACTGGTCTTGGTCAGGGTCTCGCCGAACGAATCAGCGGCCTGCGTGAGGCTGCGGTACATGTCCACGCCGCGCTGCACGGCACGCCACAGCTCCGCGAAGACACCGCGCAGGGTGGCCGCGGCGTCCTTCACGAGACCGAAACCCTCGGTGACTTTCTGGCGGAACTCGTCCGACTGCTTCCAGGCAAGAACGGCTGCGGCGGCGAAGGAGCCGAGCCACACCACTACGGCCGCCAAGGCACCCAGCAGTACCGTGCCGATCACGGCGGCAGCCAGGGTCATCTGGGAGATCAGGAAGCCGACAACGACCAGCACGGGCCCTACAGCGGCGGCGAGCGCAGCGAACGCGATAACAGCCCGGGTGATCCAAATGTTGGCTTTGGCAAGCTCAGAAATCTTGTTGAGGATCTTCGCCAACAGGTCGACGAGAACTTTCAGCGCATTACTCAGCCCAGCATCCCGCATGACAGTCAACTGGAATTCTTCCCACGCCGACTGCAAGCGTTTGAACGCGCCCTGAAGATTGTCCTCCATGGTGGCAGCCATTTTGGCGCCAGCACCTTCGGTGTCTTCCATAGCCGACTGGACAGATCTCAGCTTGTCGTCAGTCAGACCAAGAACCGACGCAAATTTCGGCCCATGGTTGAGCCCGAACGCTTCGATGATGTCGTTGTACTCAACGCCGGCCTCCTTCGCGTCCAGCGTGATATCGGACAGGCGGCGCATGCTGCCGTCCGCATCCCGCAGCTCCACCCCGTACTTCTTGAAGAGGTCGGCTCCCTTCGATCCCTCGGTATTCAGCGCGCCCAGGATCTTGTTCAGGCCCGTGCCAGCCGCAGTGCCGCGGAAACCAGCCTCAGCCATGAGTGCTACGGCTTCGGTGGCCTCGTTCACGTTCAGCCCGGCAGCCTTGGCCGCCGCTGCGGAGCGCGCGAAGGCGAAGCCCATCTGGTCGACGTTCGTCGCCGAGCTGGTGGCGCCCTTGGCCAGCGCGTCCGTGACCTGGCCGAGGTCTTTCGCCTCCAACCCCATCGTGTTCATGATCGTGGAGGCGATATCCGCAGCCTTCGCCATCTCCAACTGGCCGGCCGTCGCGAGCTGGAGTACCGGGGGCAGACCCGACACTGCCTCCGTCGCAGAGAAACCGGTCTTCCCCAGCTCCGCCAGCGCGTCAGCCGCCTCCGTCGCTGTAAAGCTGGTCCCCTTCGCCGCGTCCCGAGCCGCCTTCTCCAGCATGCCCAGCTCTTTGGCCGTGGCGCCGGTGACCGCCTCCACCACGGACATGGACTTGTCGAAGTCCGCGGCGGTCTGGATGGCTGAAGCGGCAGCAGCGCCGAGCGGCTTGGTGAGCCCGTCGGTAAGACTCCTGCCGAGGCTGCCCACCCGGTCGCCGGCGCGGGCGATCCGCGAGAACTGCCGTTCAGCATTGGACGCAGCACGATCCACATCTCGGTCGTCTATGCCGATACGGACCAACAGTTCCTCAAGCGTCGCCACAGGTCAGCCCTCCTTCTTACGCGCCGGCCGGGGGCGCGAGCGGGGCCTGGGAGCGGAAGCGCCACGGTTCCGTCTCCCTCCGCTCGGTGTCTGCTGCTCGTGTGCTGCGCGCTGCTTCTCGCGGCGTTGCTGCGCTGCCTGCTTCCTGCGCTGGGCGGTTTTCTCCTGCCGCTTGAATTGCGCCGTGATGTTCTGGGCTGCCGCCAGCATTTGCTCCGGAGTCTGGACCTTCTTCTCCTCGCCCCACTTCACCTTGTGGTCATCGAGGCTGGTCTTCTTGCCCGCCTTCAGGTGCGGGGAGACGACATCCATCCCGAGCCGGGCGAAAAGAATGTCGAAGCGTTCCGGTCCCGGTGGCCCGTAGAGCCTTCCGTAGGCCACCATGCGGATCATGTCCTCCTCGGAGAACCGCTCCATCACCTCATCCGGCGGCATCCGGAAATCTACGGCCAGGTCGTACAGGAGCTTCAGCTCTGGCCGTCGTCGAAATCCTCCTCAGCGTCCTCGACCTTCTGCCCGAACTCCTTCTCGCGGTCGGAGAGTTTCTGGCACAGCACATACAGGCCGTTGATGACTCCGGCGCTCTTCCCTGCGAGGAGCTTGATGTCTGCCGGGGTATCGGTGAAGATCCGCAGATCCGTCTCCGGGTCGAACAGGGCGTGGACCAGCAGTGCGGCGCGCTGGTTTTCCGGCTTCAGCTCCAGCGTGTCGGAGCCCTGCTTCATCTGGATCCGGTGGAGCTTCCGCTCGTACCCTTCCCACACCCCGGCCTTGACGGCTTTGACGCGGATCTTGATGTCTCCCCATTCGGGGATTTCCACGTCCTCCCACTTGAGGTCTTGCGCCTCGCGGATGAGGTTCTTGAGGGATGACATCAGCTTTCCTCACCTGCCACGAAGTCCGGGATACCGGACAGTTTCCAGGTGAGGGACGCGGCGAGCTTGTCGTCATGCGGGGCATCCGGTTCGAATCCGATGAGGCCCGCCTTGAATGCCCATACGGTCTCGGCCGGGTCGGGCCAGACGATGCGGTAGTTGCGGGGCTCCGAGGTGGAGAAGTCGCCCTGCAATACGCCGTCGTGCTCGGTCGGGTCGTAGTTGACATCAGCGGACAGCTCGCCGGTGCGCTTGATGCCGAACACGAACTCCTCCCACTGCTCCGGGGAGTCGTGGGAGGTGACGTCGATCTGCTCGCGCGTGACGCCGGGTCCGCCGAGGGAGGCGATGTTGGCGATGGCGACGAAGTCTTCGGCGTCGATGGTCTCCTCGCGTTCGAGGATTACACCGAATGCGTCAAGTCCGGGCATTATGCACCTACTTCCGTGGTTTGCTCTGTCGTGATCCGGTACGAGACCGGGACGTGGCGCAGCTCCGGGCGCGGGTCGCGCAGAGTGCGGGTCATCTCATGCCGGATGGCCACCACCCGGTGGCCGTCCACCTCCAGCGCGTCGCGCCGGTGGTCGAGGAGCCGGGTGAGCTCGTCGGCGATCTCCAGGGCCTCGGTGAAGCCCTCTGCCTGGGTCCAGATGTGCAGCGTGTGCAGGGTCTCGGAGCCGTAGCCGCCGTGGTCGTTGTCCGGGGTCTCGGTGGCTTCGCCGAGCACCACGTAGGGCTTCGGGGTGTCCTCGGTGACGAAGTCCACGACGGGCACCGACAGTTCGGCGTCCAGCAGGTCGAAGAGCGCCCGCTGAAGGGGCAGCAGCGGCGAGACCGCGATCGGCGTGCTCATCACAGCTCCGCCCGAATCGCCGCGCCGATCGTCTTGCCGACCTTGCTGCGCTCCATCTCGACCGCCGGGCGCACATATGGCTGCGCCGCCATGTTGCTGGTGCCGAACTCCACGAACTCGGCGTAGACGATCTCCGCCCCGGGGCCGACCTTGTACACCAGCCCCTTGGCGCCCTCCTGCACCCGGATCGAGGCGACCAGGGCCCCGGTGTCGATCGGCGCGAACTCCACCATGAGAGCCCTGAGCCGCTCCGCGGACTCCCGGGCCCCGGCACGGCCGCCGCGCCGCATCGCCGTCACGGTCTGCCTCAGCCGCTTGTTGACGCGGTCGCGGCCCTTCACGGTCACCTTCACCCTCGGCATCAGGACTCCACATCCGCTTCGTTGGTCGGCTCGGCCTGCAGCAACTCCGCATCCGCGCGCACGTACACGTCCGGGCCAGTCGCACGCTGGGTGCCGATCACCCGGTACGTCTCGCCGTAGGTGCCGTCACGAAGTTGGTCGCCACGCAGCAGATCCGCGTCAGCATCCGCGTAGACGATGTGCGTCACCCGGGCATCGGCCTGCATCGGACCGATCTGAGAGCGCACGATCCGCGTCTCGTTGATCCGCGCCCGGGACACCCTCACGTCCAGGTCGTGGGAGAACACCCGCTCCGTGACCCAGCCGCCGGCGCCGTCGGGCGTGCGGGAGTTCCGCCAGACGCCGACCTGGCGGTTGAGGAGGTGGGCCACGGTGACGGACATCGGTTACTCGCCGCCGTTGTGGGCCTGCTTGTAGGCGTCGATGACGTCCTCGGAGATCCGCCCCCGTGCGCTGACTTCGATGCCCTGACCCTTGGCCCAGGCTCGGACGTCGCCGATGGACGGCTCCGGCGCCGCCTCGTCCTGCGGATGGCTCGGGGCGTCCCCGCCAGACTCGGCCGAGGTGGTGGTGACACTGCCGGCTGCGTCCTCGGGCTCAGGCGCGGCCGGTGTCTTGGCTGCCTCGCCGGGCGCTGCCGCGGTGTTCGCTGCGGCCAGCCGGTCACTCACCAGCGCGTCCAGCTCCCGCTGCACGGCCCGCCCGGGACCTGATGTGGGCGCGGGCGCTGGCCGCTGCTCCGGGCTGGAGCCGCCGTCGCCGGGCACCCACCGGTTGGACTCACCCAGCGCCGTCAGGAGCTTCTCCTGACGGCGGCGAGCCCGCTTCGGGGCGCTGGACCGTGCGGCGGCCTCATCCGGCGTCGGCACCTTCACCGTCCTGCCGGTGCGGGTGTTGTGGTAGGTGAGCGGCATGTCAGTCTCCTGAGATATTTACGGGGAAGGGGGCGATGTCGGCCTCCAGCAGGAGGCGTTCAGGCATGTCCCCTTCGAGCGTTATGTGGCCGATCAGGGAGCGGTCGACGGCGGCGAGGATCAGCCGCTCCTCCTCCGCCGTGGCGTAGATGGCCTGGCCCGCTGCGGTGTACGCGTAGTCGCCGATCCGCTCCGAGGTCAGCCCGCGGGGGTTGGCCAGGCCGCGGTTGACCATCGAGGTGACGATGGGCTTGATCAGATCCGGGACGTCTGTGTGGTCCACGTCGTCCAGGTCTGTCTCGTCTTCGTCGCTGGTGGCGGCGATCCGGCGGACGATGGCGGAGGCGTCATCGAGGTACGCCTCCACCTGCGCCTTCTTCAGGCCGGTGAAGGAGCGGCCCGCACGGGCTTCGTACTGCTCCAGCGACAGCAGCGGCGCCATGACCGTGGATCAGCTCTCGTCGTCCTGGCCGAGAACCACGACACGGTCGGCGTCCACCAGCACGGCGCCGGCGTAGGTGGACAGCACGGACTGGGTGACGAGGTTCGCGTCGACCTGGAAGACGTGCCGGATCGCGACGCCCTCCTCCGAGATGGTCGCGGAGTCGATGGTGCCGGGGATGTCCGCGGGGAGCATGTTGGCGTAGGCGAACGCAGACTCGTGGTAGGCGAGTGCCTTGTAGCCGGTGAGGCGGGGCGCCTTGGCGACGATCATGCCTCGGTACTCGCCGAGGATGCCGCGGCGCAGCGCCTCGGTGGCCACCTCGCCCTGGTAGTCCGTCAGGCTGGCGCCGTTCGGGGAGGTGAGCCGGGCCGCGAACTGCGGGCTGACGGCGAGCCAGCGGTCCTCCATCGGGTTCTCGGCGTCATCCAGGTCCGCGACCGCGTCGGCGACCTCGTTGTCGAGGTCGGAGCCGTCCAGCGCCACCAGCCGGTCCACCGGGAGGCCGTTCATGACCTCGGCGAGCTGAAGCTCCGCACCCGCGGCGACCGAGCGGACCTGCGGGCGGGTGACCTGACGGCCGAAGTCGACGATGTCCAGCGACCGCTGGTGCTCGTTGACGGTGGCGGCGTCGTAGACGTGCTCGATCTGGAACGGGACCTCGTCCTCGTCGATCTCGGAGTACGTCAGCGTGCCACCGCGCTCCTGGACCAGGGCGGTGCGGGGGACGGGGACGCGGAGGATGGTCTCGCCGCCGCTGGGCGGGGCCACGTCCATGCTCGGGACCTGGAGGACGGTGCGGGCCAGGGACAGTTCCGCGGAGAGCAGGTCTACGGCGAGGGTGGAGACGCTCGCTGACGTCACGAATGCCATGGGTCATTCCCTTGTTTTGTGGGCCCACGGCACTCGTGGGCTGGCCTATTTGCGGTTCTTGCCGAGGACTGCGGCGAGGACGTCTTCGCGCGACATGCCGCTGTCGCCGGACGCTGCGCCGGAGCGCAACTTCTCCTTCGGCTTCGCCGCCGCTGGGGTGGCGGCCTTGTCGGGCGTCTTCGGCTTGGTCTTCTCGGTGACGGACTGGGCGTAGGCGAGGAGCGCGTCGGCTTGCTCGCTCAGTTCGTCCTCGGTGGTGGCGGAGAGCAGTTCGACGGGGATGCCCTTGGTGCGGGCGACCTCGGAGCGGAGTGCGCGGAGTTCGGCGGAGGCGTGCTTGTCCTGGAGTTCCTTGAGTTGCTCGGCGAGCTTTTCGACGTCGGTCTTTGACTCGTCTGCTGCTGCGTCCGCCGCTGCGGCTTTGGCCTTGAGGTCGTCGTAGTCGGCGTACTTGGCCCGTTCCCGCTTGAGCCGGTCGGCGACGATCCGGTCCACTTCTGCCTGGGTGAGGGCCTTTTCGGTGGGCCCGTCTGTGGGCTTGTCGGTGGGTTCCCCGGGTGGTTCGTCCCCTGCGGGTGTGTTGGCCTTGTCGGCTACGTCCTTGGGGGTGGGGACTGCGGGGTTGGGGTCGTCGGTGGGGTTCGGCTCGGTGGGTTCGGTGGGTTCGTCTGGCATGTTTTCTCCGTGAGCCCGTCGGCATTCCGGCCCTTTCACGTGGGCCGTTGACGTATGGATCTATTCAGAGAATACACGCGAGTTGAAGCGTGAAACCTGCCTGACCTGCGGTTACTTACTTGTTCCGTTTGTTGCGCAAATAGCTTCCGATGATGCCGCGCGGGCATTCAACGGGGGTATCTTTCCTGTACCGTGACGGGCAGATGAGAAAAGGAAAGGGGGTCTGCCGGTGAATACAGCACCGCCAGATACGGCACGCCCGCCCCTCGTTGAGCGGGTCCGCGCTTCCCGCCTGCCACCCCCTGCCGAGCGGTCCCGTATCCGCCGCACCGCCAGGGCCACGCTCCGGGACATCGCCACAGAGTTGGCCGTCAGTCCGGCGACGGTGTGGCGTTGGGAGCAGGGCGTGGCAGAACCTCGCCTCGACCACGCCATTGCCTACCGGCAGTTGCTCGACCAGATCCAGGCAGCGACCGCCCACACCGACAGGAGCACCCCGTGACGGCTCCCATGCTGTTCGCCGCCGCCTTCCCCGCACTGTGGGTCGGCCATCAGGTCGGGGACTACTGGGTGCAGACGAATCATCAGGCGCAGCACAAGGCCGGTGCAGGCTGGCCAGGCCGGTGGGCGTGCACGAAGCACGTGGCGACCTTGACCGTGGGCAAGGCCCTGCTGCTGTGGCTCACCTTTACCGTGCTGGAGCTGTCGCCGAGCCTGGCGGTGGTCGCCCTGGCCCTCGGCGTGGATGCGGTGACGCACTACTGGGCCGACCGCCGCACCACGCTGCGCCGCCTCGCCGACCTCATGGAACGCGGCACGGGGAAGGGCACCTTCTGGCGGCTCGGCGAGGGCCAAGGACATCTGGGCACGGGCGCCATGGCGTTGGATCAGTCCTGGCATCACCTGTGGCTGCTGGTCGCCGCGCTCATCATCGCCGGAGGCGCCTGATGCGTAACACCGCCAGCAAAACGCAGACCGTCTACACCCCCGACATGTGGCCGGACCTCGTCGAGACCGGCCGACGCGAAGAGCTCTGCCAGTGGCTGCACGCGAACGGCATCGACCCCGACGACGTGCCGATCAACGCCGAGATCAGCATCGAGCCGACCAAACCGAAGGGCGCCCAGCTCATCCGATACACCGTCTACCTGCGGGATACCAACGGCCGTAAGTACTGCGGCCCGGCCACCGACGACGCCGCCCAGGAAGAGCGCACCGTCCCCCTCCTCGTACAGCCACCGCGATGGACGGAGGCCTGATGCGCATCGAAGTGACCTCGGGCGACAAGCAGGTCACCGTCAAGGTCAAGGGCAGCTCCGTCGCGAAGCTGCGGGCCGCTGAGGAGACCGCGCGGCGCCTCCTGGACGCCTCCCCTGAACCTGCACCGAAGCCCCCGATCGGGTTCTCTACCGGCTCTGACACCGAGCGCGCAGCCGACGAGGAGTAGCCCGTGACGGAACCCTGCGACGACGAAATGCGCAGCCCGCTTACCCGGTTGGCGCAGGGCGCAGCGGAACTGCATGAGATGTACACCGCGTTCAAGGACGCGGGCTTCACCGAGGATCAGGCACTCGAACTCGTGAAGACCGTGATCTGGAAAGGTAACTGATGGCCGGGCCAGACACCGAGACCATGATCGCCTGTCCCGCTTGCGGGCAGGAGATCACCATCCCGCTCGCCCTGGCCATGACCAGCACTACAGAGGGTGTCGTCACCCTGGACACGTCAGGCGTGCGCGCTCACATCGCCGAACACCAGGCTGCCGAGGCCGAGGCCGAACCCAAAGCCGTTACCGGCGAGTACGAATGCCCTGCCCACACCGACCGGAAAGAATGATCATGGCCCGAATCCTCTACGACTGCGAGTTCCTGGAGAACGGAACCACCATCGACCTCATCAGCATCGGCATAGTCCGCGAAGACAACGGCGCCGAGCTCTACGCCATCAGCAACGAGTTCGACCAGCGCGCCGTCCAGGACCACCCCTGGCTGTCCAAGCACGTCTGGCCGCACCTGCCACGCGAACCGAAGAAGCGCTGCCGCTGCCGATACGAACACCTCGACCTCGACCACCCCGCAGTACGCTCCCGCGCGCAGATCGCCCGCGCGGTCGCCGAGTTCGTCCTCGCCGCGCCCGACCCGCAACTGTGGGCAGACTACGGCGCCTACGATCACGTGGCGGTGGCGCAGCTCTTCGGCACGATGATGGACCTGCCGTCGGGGTTCCCGATGTGGACCAACGACATTCAGCAGGAGGCGCAGCGGCTCGGCGCCCCGCCGCTGCCGGTACAGGAAGCCGGCGAGCATGACGCGCTGGCGGATGCCCGTCACAACCTGGTGCGTGCCCGGTTCCTCGACGAGTACGCCGCGAAGGAGCGCTGACCATGACCGTGCCGCCGTCGTACCGGCAGCTCGCCGAACGCTCCCTCGGCCAAGCCGCCGCTGCTGCCAATGAGTTCCCCACCGGACCGGTCAACGCCGCCGAGATGCAGGCCCGCGCCGCAGCCGCGCAAGCCGTCGCAACCATAGCGGCTGTGCAGGCCCTGCTCGACATCGCCGAAGCCATCCGGGAGACACGGTGACCACCGACCGCACGCCCCGCCCCCGCCTGCCCGAGCTGGAGCCCCACGAGGCCCGACGCCTGGCCGAAGACCACCTCGGCCACAGCGGCATCGACGCCGACATACCGCGCGCCACCGCCTACGCGCTCCTCGCCATCGCCGCAGAGCTGGCTCTTGCACGCCACGAACACCAACGCAGCAGCCGGAGGTGAACCGTGGTCGGTGCTCTTCTCGCTCTCGCCTACCTCGCCGCGAACCTCTACGCCGCGCGTACGGTCTACGGCCGCCTCCGCGCCCGCGCGATCAACAAGTGGCGCAGCAACGCCCTGTACAAGGACAAGCCTGTCTGGGCATTCAACGAGTTCGATCGCGGGGAGGTGATCATAGGCTCCGTCCTGGCTGCCGTGTTCTGGCCGGTCGCGCTGATCGGCTGGGGCGTGGCCCGATTCGTCACACACAACCCGCCGCAATCCCGCGCCGAACTGGAGACAGAACGGGACCGGATGGCAGCCCGGATCCGCGACCTGGAATCCGAACTGGGCATCCACACCGGACAGGATCTGCCATGAACAACACCCCGCCCCGAAAGACCCGCCCTGCCGCGCTCGCCGCATCCTGGGCCCTCGTCGGACTGCTCGGCACGGTGCTCGCATCCGGCGCCCTCTACATCATCGTCCGCATCTGGACAGCCACCCTGGGCCTGCTCGGCTGACGTCAGGCCGTCGCGTTCGCCATCTCCGGCTGCGCCGGCGCCTCTTCCCCCGGGTCTGCGCTCTCCGTCCCCGCGCCCAGATCCCGCTCAGGCTCGCCGCTGCCGCTCCCCATCGCAGCCCGCATCTCCTCCACGTCAGCAGCCGAGAACGGCAGATGATCCAGCAGCGCAGCGCTCGGCACACCCAACTTGTCGGCCACCACCGCGAGCATGTCGACCAGCTGAATCGCACGCAGATCCATCGACGGCTGCCACCGCACACGAGCCAACGGATCCGACCCCACACCAAGGAGCACCCCAGCCTGCCCGAGCAACTGCTCATGGCTCTCACCGAGCACCGTCTGCCGCTCACGCACCTTCCGGTGATTCGACTCGCGACTTTCAACAAGCGCCTCGGCCGCGAGATTCGCCACGACCCCGGTGAGCTCTTGCACGGGCGTCTGGCTCAGCGTCGACATCATGCGGACGACCGCGTCCTGAGATTCGAGGAATCCATCAAGGCTGGTCTGCCGGAACTCCTCCAAGCTGACTTCGTCGGGGTTGGCGTTCAAGGTCAGCATGGTGTTCGCCGAGTTCTTGACCAGCTTGGGCTCAAGCTCCTTCATCATCCGGCTAATGATCACCCGACGGCCGTGCGCACCGTAATGCTGCGCGACCAGCAGATGAAAACTGGTCAGGTTCAGCCTGTCCTGGAGCGGGAACAGCGGCTGCACATCGGAACGCACCGGATCA